CAGCGTGTTGTCCGTAACGGAACAAACGATTGGACCTCGACGGGGCTGAAATTCAATTACGACCCCAACGTCAAAGGCAATGGCGCGTGGTCGAGCACGGATGGCACGCTGTTTGTCCCAGCGACGAACACGCTATTCAATTCGTGCTTGCCGCCTAATCCTCCAGATTACGCAATTGGGTTCGGTGATGCAAATACATGCGCCACGCCGGGTCCGCGAGAACTGCACTTCGATAATGCTCCGTATTTCCTGATTGGCGCGCAGCTCTATACCTATGCAAAAGATAATGCTGGCGACGGATCCTCCACGGGCGGGGCGTATGTAACGCGCGTTCCGGTTGATGCAAGCTTTAATGTCCTTGCGTCTCCGGTGCAGACGAATGTTTCGTCCAATTACGCCAACGTCTATCCTGGACCTACATATCTTCAGGCCGTTAACTCCTATATCGAGGACGGCGTTGCACACATCTACGCGCAGATTGGCTTCCCGCCAAGCAGCTCGAACCAAGGCCTGGTCAACGGCGCGACCTACGCCAACGGCGGCGGGTTGTGGCAGCAGGCGATTGATTACTACACGGAGATCATTGATTCGACGGCTGCGGCACAAGCCGCGCCAATAGGAGTGGTTGCTAGTTCTGCCAACGGTGCGGCCACGATCTCCTGGTATGACGCGCTGCCGAATAAGACCTATCGGGTGTATCGCGGGAATGCGGCGGCACAGACTACGCTCGTTGGGGACGTGAATGCGGTTACGATTACCGATCAGGGCGCTCCGCAAAATCAGGTCAATTATTACAAGGTCGTGACGCTCCAGAGTGGCACAGAACGCAAGTCGCGCGTGGTCAGTACCTTTGTCTCATCATCCACGGCGTTTGTGAACGCTCACATCACGCGGGCGCTCGCGGCTGGTGCCGACTACGGCACGATTGACCGGCAGTGGCTTGATACGGTTGACGCCTATCTGACCGCAGAAGGACTTACCTCAAGCTTGATGTTCTGGACAGACCCCGCCTTCGGCGTGAAGAAGGACATCAACGGCGTCATCTCGACAATATTCGATCTTGGCACAACGCGGTTGCCGCGCGGCGGCGACTACACGCCCTGCACGGGCAGTACGTGCTCCGGGGCTAGCACGACGACTTATGATCCGCTTGGGATCGGCAGCGCGCCAGCTTGGACTAACACCACATCAACGTCATTTGGCTACTACGGGGGCCCAGGCTCGGCTTCTGCTCCAGGACGCATCAATAACCTGCGGCGCAAGACGCAGATCACGGTCATGTCGGCCTATAAAAAACCAAGTACTGGCACCGTGACGCTAATGGCGATGAACGAGTTTGGGGGGATGGCCCTCCAACATCTAACCGGCTCGCCGGGTACCGCGTCGTTCTTCATGAGCGATGCCACTCATACTGTGACGGCTGGTCCGCTCGCGGTCGGCGGTGCCGCGACAGATTTTCACGTCCTTGCTGGGACATTCGATGGCACGCTCATTAACGTCTACGCAGATGGCGTAGCGGGTACTGCGCAGAGCGGGCTTGTCATTCCAGGAGCCGCCCTGGTTGCAAATAATGATGTTCTGACGGGCCTGACTGCCATCACCGGGGCTAACACACCGTTTCTCGGCTCCGGCTCGCAAAACTCCAAGTACGTTTACGGAACAGGCTATAGTTACTCTGACAATCAGGCACAGTTTTCCGCTACCGATAATATCGTGCTCGAAAAGGCACTGACGCCGACGCAGGTTGCGTCTCTGACGACGCTCATTCAAGAGCACGTCAACCCGACAGTCGCGATTTCCTACAACATCACGAGCGCGCCGTTTAGCGCGACATGCAACGGATCGGCAAACGACAGCGCCGCCTTCGTGGCGTGGAATACTGCTGCGGTCGCTTGGGATCAGGCTAACCCAACCGTGCCCGGCGATATCGTTCTGAGCACGCCGAACAGCACTTGCATGTTCTTGCAGGGCGGCTCGGGTATCTCGGTTGTTAGCGGAATTTTAAACCACAGGGTTAGGGTTGTTGCGGCCGGATCATCTGCGAAATGGAGCGACGGTGGGACCGGAGGTGGATTCTTCCCCGGCGTGTTTGGCCAGTTTAATGATGCTTCGCACCAAAGCTTGATTAACACCGTTGCTCAGGGGGCCACGAGTGTCACGCTCTCTGCCTGCCCTGGCGCGGGCTGCGCGGCTGCACTCGCTCTCTATACGGTGGGGCAATGGGGTGTGGTGACGGGCGGCGACTATCAGGGAGATGGCTTCCCAACAAATCCGTGGTTCTGGGACTTCGTTTTGATCTCAGGAAAGACTGCAACTGATGTTCAATTCGCCACAACGCCGCTAACGCATCAGTATAAGTCGACGTGGCCATCCTATGATACAACCGGGCAGCACGGCGGACCGGGGACCATCTACGCGCTCGACCCAGCGTGGGGTCTTACCGTCGAATATACCGGCTTGACATTCGACATCACTAATCCGGCGGGTGACGGCTATTCGATCTCCGGTAAGGATATCACGCTCAATAATATGGTGATTAACGGCACCACGACATGCGGGGTGCCTTCTCAAAACCATTCGTTCAAGGTCGTCAATTCCACCTTGGCTAATTGTCATTACGAAATCGACAAGATGATTGATCAGATGCTTTTGCAAAACGTCACGATCCATCAAATCGACTACCAGTCTGCCAGCGTTAAGTCGTCCATCCTGGATGGCGTCACCGTCACGTCGGCACTGAATGGCGGGGGCATTTCCAATTACATCTATGACAGCACCATCGCCGATTATGCCTTGGGAGCGCACAGCTTCGGGGCGTCGACAGGCCCACTAGTGATTAACGGCTCTGTATTGAGTGTCGTGTCGCAGGGCGGCGCGACGATGGACAACATAAACTTGCGTGGCTCTTGGTCGGGTGGCGTCCTGACGGTTCCAAGCAACAGGACTGTGAGCGCCGCAGTATCCGGGACTGGCGGCGTGATCCGTCTTACAGTGGATTCGTCGTCCGGCTATTCTACGGGCATGGTCACGAATGTAAACGCTGCTGGCTGCACGTCTGGAAATCAGGAATTCACCATCAGTGCCGTTCCAGATAGTACGCATATTGAACTAGCTGGAACGACCTTCTCATCCACATGCGCGGGGTCGCTAGGTTCCCTTCCGCTCAATTGGGCGGTCCCCGGCGAGAACATCTATTGGGGCTGGGGCGGCATCACGCTGGGGCCGGTGGCGCAAGTGACCGACTTATCGCAGGACGCAACGCATACGTTCGTCACGACTACGCTTCCGGGTGGGTTCCCGACCATGCCGACAAATGGCCCTGGAGCTACCGTCAAGGTGCATCCAGCTCCGCAGCTCACATGCACGAACTGCACCGGGAGCTTTGATGCAGTGGCCTTCTCATCCGCGCCACCGGGCGCGCCAGCCTATAGCTACTGGCTGCAGACTACGACGGGAGCGACAACGCCCGCAGTGATCGGCGTCTGGGGCTCGATGGTGAGCGTGACGATGACAGTCGGTCCTGTTTACGGCGGTGCCTCATCTCCTACATTCAGTCTCGATGGACCGTTTGTGGATTATCTCAACACAACTACTCGGACGGTTTGGTCGGGTGAAATCGTTAATCCGAAGGTTGGTGGGCAGCGCGTTATGCTCCCGACTACCACCTCGGGGGCTCAGTCCGGTGACACGATCACGGCACCGGGAGGAGGGGCGTGGCTGGAAAGCGCGCAGATCACACCACACTTTAGTTCCACCCCCGGCGACATCGGCACCACGGCCGTCACCACCGAGATCATCACGAACCATGGTGTGATAAACTTCCTGCTGAAGCGCGATCTTGATCCGGCCGCGAACGACAACAGTCCGATGTGGCTGGATCAGGCCGCTTGATCTGCGGTCGTAAATTCAAAGATGATGGACTTTGAGAACATCAGAGGCGAAGCGCCCAATGCAATCCACATCGGTTGCAAGCCGAACAAGACTTTGGCTCCGAGTGATCTCGGGCCGCCGTTTGTCGCAATGCCGCTGTAGCGACTAAGCAGAAGCCCATAGCGTTGACCAAGTTCATAAAGGGTCGACGCGTCATACCAAGCCACATGGTCTGCGCTATCGACAAAGGGCTGCTTGCTGGTGCCGCTCTTGATGACCGCGTTGATGAACCACGGATTGGGAACCGTGATGATGAGCTTGCCGCCAGGATTGAGCATCGTGGCACAATTTTTCATGAATGCTCCTGGGGCGTCGATGTGCTCCAGGACTTCACCCCCTACAATGACATCAAACTTTCGGGGAAGCGGTTCTCGGGTAACATCCGCCAGGAGCACGTCGTAGCCTCGGCTCTGAAGGGCCTTCACGGCGCTTTCCAGCACATCGACACCAAGGCAGCTTGCTGCGTGCTTTCGTAGATTTCCGTGCAGCCAGCGATCGGATTGCGCCGCTTCAATGGAGTGCTCGACTACACCGATATCGAGCAGCGATTTACCGGCAACGCAGGCGCAGAGATAAGCTACGCGGTCATCGATTAGACGCGTCGACATGGCGCCGGAAAGAGCGACTTTGCGCCTTTCCATGATTTGCGGGTCGTTGGGATCGGTTGAGAGTTCTTGCCAAGGCTGCATCCCCAAACCATCCCAAAATCCCCCCACCCCCGCAAGGGGTGCCCGGAGCGAAGGTTAAGGCGAGGGGCATTATGGAAATGGAGCCGTCATGAGCACTAGCGGCACATATTCCTTTGGCCCCTCTAGCGGGGAGGTCGTCCTGTTGGCGCTTTCGCGCTGTCAGGTTCGGCGCGCTGCCATCCTGCAGGAGCACCTTACCGACGCCCGGATGGAAACCAACCTGATGCTGGTCGACTGGGCCAACCGGGGAGGGCCTAATCTATGGAAGGTTGATCTGGTCACGCAAGCCCTGACGCAGGGCACCGCGACTTACAACGTCGATCCGCAGACCATCATGATCCTGGACGCCTATATTGAGTATGGATCGCCAGCGACCGACCGTCTCATCTTCCCGATCAGCCGGACGGAATACGCCTCGTATCCCGACAAGACAATTCAGAACGTGCCGACCGTATTCTGGTTTGACCGCCTCATCGCGCCGACGATCACGCTCTGGGCTGCGCCAGATGGCAATGGACCTTATGCGCTGAAATACTATCGGGTCACTCAGATCCAGGACGCAAACCTGCCGAGTGGCGAGACGCCGGAAATTCCTTACCGCTGGTATGACGCTTTCGCCAGCGGGCTCACGGCTCGGATGGCTGCGATCTACAAACCCGACATCGCGCCGTACTGGGATACGAAAGCGGAGCGGGCGTGGGCTGTTGCCGGGACAAACGATGTCGAAAATGTCGGTCTTTACATAACGCCAGGCTTGGCGGGTTATTTTAGCCAATGAGCGGGCCCTTTCACCCGACCGGGCGAGGTCGTGTCAGTTCTACATCGCCGCGTGCGCTTGCGGTTTGCCAGCGTTGCGGGTTCACTTGGAATCGAACAAAACTCACCGACCAGCAGCAATGGGGCGGCAACAAGCTGCAAGCGCTTAACCTTTGGGTCTGCCCACCTTGCCTAGACGTTCCTCAAATCCAGTTGCGCTCCATCATCATCCCACCCGATCCAGTACCGGTCTATCTGCCGTTCCCTGAGCCCTATAGCGCCGAAGTCAACAGCGATATCTCGACCGAATCCCTTGACGATCTCGGCACTGAAACCGGCGATTTCCTTGTGATGGAAATCGGCAACATTCCAGGTACATAAATGGCTGGCGCGAATATCCCCATCACCTCGCTGCCGCCGGCAGTGGGCCTAAGCCGGGATGCGATTATCCCCGTGGTGTTGGGCGGCGTTACGTCACGCACGACTGCGGGAGCTATAGCTGATCTCGCGGCACCCTTTGTTCCAACCTCGCGCGCCATCAATACGCCCTCTGGCGGCGGTCTTACCGGCGGCGGCACGCTCGCGACAGATCGCACTCTTAGCCTTTCGCTTGGTGGCCTCGTCAACAAGACGGTGCCCATCGTTGCGGATTCGGTTGTCATCAACGATTCCGTCTCGGGCGATCCGCAACGTGTCACGCTTGATAATTTTTACAAGTCGATTGCTGGGCTGACGCATGAAGCCTCGCCAGCCGCAAATCTGTCGCTGGCGCTCTATAACTCCGGGGATGGCAACACCTATCGTTCCACAATTCAGGAAGCGTTTTCATCGGTCGGAGCGCTTCCAACAGGCGGCACGGCGGGCCAGCTTCTCAAGAAATCCAGCAGCACGGATTTCGATGCGGCGTGGTCCAGCACCGGGTTTGTAACGAGCGTCAATCTCACCCCCGGAACTGGCATATCAGTGTCGGGTGGCCCCATCACGGGCTCCGGTGCCATTACGGTCACGATGGCCAATACAGCGGTTGCGGCTGGCTCCTATGGTTCGGCCTCGCAGTCACCATCCTACACCGTCGATGCGCAGGGCAGGCTTACAGCAGCCGCCAACGTCACGATTACCCCGGCCGCGATTGGTGCCGTCCCTACCACGCGCACGGTCAGCACCTCGACGGGGCTTAGCGGCGGCGGCGCTCTCTCTGGCGACCTTACGCTTAGTCTTGCCAACACGGCAGTCGTTGCGGGCGCCTACGGCGACTCTACGCATGTCGCGGCACTGACCGTTGATGCGCAGGGCAGGCTAACCGCAGCAGCCAGCACGGCCATTTCTCTTTCTAGTCTCGGGGGCGTCCCGACGACGCGGACGCTGACTGGCGGGACTGGCATCAACGCGATTGGTGATCTTTCTGCCAATCGCACGCTTTCTCTCGCCAATACAGCGGTGACGCCTGGTTCTTACGGCAGCGCGTCGACCTCCGGTACTTTCACGGTTGACCAGCAAGGCCGACTGACGGCCGCGAGCGCCACGACAATCACGCCAGCAGCAATTGGTGCCGTGCCGACGACGCGAACGGTGAGCACCGCTACAGGTCTGAGCGGCGGCGGCGCCCTCAGCAGCGATCTCACGCTCAACTACAACATCCCGGCCCTTACGTCGAAGGCCAGCCCCGACAGTTCCAGCGACTTGCTGCTGCTCTATAGCGCGAGTGACAACGCATATCGAAAGGTCACGGTGGGCTCGGTTGCTGCTGGCGGTACAGTGGCGAGTTTCAATGGCAGGACCGGCGTCGTGGCGCCTGCCACGGGCGACTATGGCGTAGCGCAGCTTGCGGCAACAACGGCGAACCGATTGTTTGGAACAGATGGGAGTGGAAATTCCGGGGTCGTTTCTATTGGGTCGGCATTGACGCTCTCTGGTAGTGCGCTGGCGGTCAATACCGGCACAAGCGGGCATACTGTCCCATTTCTTGATGGCACCAACACTTGGTCTGGCTCGTCTAACTCATTCAATGGCGCAATTGGTATTAATCCATCGGCGGGGCAGGCCACACTACAAATTGGCAACCCATCAGTATCGACTTCGCCTTATATTGATTTTCATGCAGGCGCGTCCAACGCCTCACAGGATGTCAGATTGCTCGGGAGCAGTCTTGGAACTGCTGCTGGCTCTGGTCTGTTAACCCTTCAGGGTTCTCTTGCGATCACGCCCGTTTTATCCACAGCGCAACAGGGCTTGATGGTCTCGCAGACTGGGCCGAGTAGTGGTACTATAGGTTCGACAAATTTCGCCTACAATACGATTACCGTTGCAAACGATCAGCTTACGGCAACTCAATCGCAAGTCATCACTTCCGCGCTGGGGATTTTGCAACAAAGTTATGGTGCTGACGGCGGCACAAAGACAGCGTTGCAAGTTGAGATGAGCCATCCTGTTGCATCGAACGCATCGGTGCCGGGGGATTATATCGGGGCAGACCTTTTCGCTACGTCGTTGGCGACTTTTGGCGGAACAGATACAGGGGCAGGCGCGAAGGGAACGCTCTTTGGAGCGGGGTTGCTTGCAGCAGCTCGGGGAACATCTACAAATTTGTTTGAGGTTGCGGGCGCGGAGGCTGATGTTGATATAGAGGCTGGTTCCAGTTCGCGTTATCGCTTTGGGATGAGCAGTGTCAGCTTAGGTTATATCCCCGGTACTGACGTGGACGCTGCTTACGAAATTGGAGCAACTACGGGAACCAGTTTTCAAGTTGGAATGATGTTTGGCAGCCTCCATGGCGGTCCCCCTGTGGGAGGCGTCAACGGAATTGCCACAGGAACGATCAGCGCCGCTGGCTCCGGTTATGTCAACGGAAAATATATCGGCGTTCTGCTGACTGGCGGTTCCGGCACGAATGCCTATGCAGACATTACGGTGGCGGGTGGCGCGGTCACTGTGGTTTCGATCACGGCGAAGGGCACCCATTATTCTGCAAGTAATGTGCTGTCAGCATCGAACGCGGGACTAGGCGGGTCGGGTTCTGGCTTTGCCTATACCGTGAGCACGGTTGCGAGTTATGGAACGCTGATTGGAACGGACGGCGTTGCTCAAACGATAGCCAATGGCATCGACCTTTCGGCTTATTCGTTCAGTAACAAATTCATCATCGGCCCAGGGGGATTCGAGGTTGGCGGCACCGGTGGGATATCGTGCCCCAGCTTTTCAACAACGCAATCTCCTGCGACGTCAACACCGACGCCAACTTTCCAAAGCGGTTCTGGAACACTTAGTGCGGCCCTTTCCTATTATCAGTTCGGGAAGATGGTTTTTCTTTCAGGGACAATCACGATCACCACGCTTGGGAGCGGCATGTTTGGAATCGCCGTGCCCCTTCCGGTGACGGCTAGTTCCGTATATGGCGGCGGCGGTAGCGGAGTGAACGTGACCAATGGCGTCGGGGCGATCGGCGCTATCAATCCATCGTTCCCGACTGGGATTACGCTTATCCCGGAAGGAAACACGAATCTAGCGACGGGTGATGCTCAGACTATATGTTTCAGCGCTCAGTATCTAGCCGCATAGGCGACTATCGCGTAAACAGACTTGAGGCCAGTAATTTTCGGCATTCCGCTCCAGTAAATGGAGCCAACCACATTTGGTTAGCGTGTCCAATATAGTGCATAGGAAGCATGTACTGTCCGTCTATTGCGGCGCAAGCGCGAATATGTTGCCTCCAACTCACGGGATCGTGTCGGCGCGACAGCCCATTGCCGACGCCATAAAGAGATAGAGCGAAGATTGCCGCTATAAAGATGCGAACGGTGAATGGCCCAACAGCGGCGAGCCATATCATTCCCCATCCGAGAAGGATGAAGGGATAGAAGAAATACCGGGGCGCTACTGTCAATTTGTCGATTAATGGAAAGTTCGGCAATTCGATGCGACCCGCCAGCGAAACACTCACGGCACCGAATATAGCAAGAAGCAGAACAAAATATAAATTCAGTCTTTTGTGGAAGATCGCCGCGGTGGAAAGAAGACCTACAGCAAGAACTGATCCTAATGCCGGATTTTGCGTTGTCAGCGCAAAGTCACCAACGAATTTTTGAGCAATTAAGGGCACGCGCTCAAGGCTGAACATGCCACCAGCCAAAACTATGTGCTGAATGTGTAAGCCATACAATTGAACAATCGCCGTTAGAGCGCAGAGTGCCGCTGCGATGTATTCGCTACGCCTTCGTTCGATGACGGCGCGAAGGATGAATAGCGGACAAAGTGAAATTGCCAGCGCCGACGATAGCCCTCCGAATAGGATAAAGACAGCTCGCAGCCATCCCATGCCGCGATCTGGATTCCACAGCAGGGCTAGAAACAGAAGAATGCCTGCCCACCAGAAGGCATAAAGTGAAACTGCAAAATTCTCTGCATCGGTTGGGATAAGCAGAGTTGCAATGGCGCAAGCATATGGCCATCGCAAATGTGTTGGAGCTGTCGCAATTGCGACTGTTACACCGATGGTGAGCGCCGTAATTAGGACCAACTCGATAGTTGGCGCTCCTATGATTGATACCTTGAAAGCAATGTAAGAGATTAGTTTCGTTGCCAGCATGTAATAGCCAGCAAGCGGGTTAAGCAGCGTTCCGGCGCCCTGCTCAAGGTATTCTCGAAGGATGTATTGGCCATCCTCAACCCAAATATAGGGATGCAGGAATTGGTCCGGCCGGCGCGCGAACAGAATCGCAACGGTAAAGATAGTCAAAGCAATCCAATAAGCCGGGCGGCTTGCAGATTTTGAACGATTGCTAGGTTGAGACTGAGTATGAACAAAGGTGGTGATCTGATCCAATGTCTTACACCTACACGACTTACACCGCCGCCTTGGCGGAATTGATGGTGACAACGACCACGGACGCGGACTTTATCGCGATCGAACCGTCCATCATCGATTATGCCGAGCAGCGACTTTATCGGGAATTGGACCTCCTGGCTACCGTCACGCGGGACAGCGCACCGCTTGCGGCGAATAACCGCAATTTTACTTTCCCGACCAACAATGGGCGGTTCGTGGTAGCCAATGGCATCAACGTCATTACGCCGTCGTCACAGACCGTCCCGGATAATGGAGCTCGTCACCCGCTAACGGCAACATCGCGCGATGCTCTTGATCTTCTCTGGCCGAGCGCGACCGGCGCAACGGTCCCGACGCTCTTCGCTCCGATTACGGATCAAACCATCATCGTTGGGCCTTGGCCGGATGCTGGTTACACAGTCGAGGTGATCGGGTTCATTCGGCCCGCGCCGTTATCGGCCACCAATACGAGCACATTCTTGACGCTGTATCTTCCTGACCTCTTCCTGGCGGCATCGATGATCTTTGCTTCCGGATTCCAAAAGAACTTCGGTGCGCAGTCCGACGATCCGCAAATGGCCCAGTCATGGGAAGGCCAATATAACAAATTGTTCGCTTCCGCGAACGTGGAAGAGAACCGCCGTAAATGGGCGGCCGGCGGATGGTCCAGTCAACAGCCGACACCGCTCGCGACACCGGCAACTCGATAACCATTCATGCCCATTGTCAGCCTGAAACTCCGCCCGACAGTTCAGGCGGATTGGACGCCTGCGCTCAACGAGTCGGGGATATCGTCTTGTGCCGCGATTAGATTTCGTGACGGGCTACCACAGAAGCTAGGGGGATGGACCAGATACTATCCGTTCTCCTTATCTGGTGTCCCGCGCGATCTTCACGCTTGGGAAGATTTGAACGCGATCACGCATCTTGCGACCGCGACCACGACGCAACTCGGGGTTATTACCGCCGGTTCTCTACAGGACATCACGCCTCAAATCCTTGTTTCCAATTTCGCGCCCGACTTCACCACGACGATGGGAAGTGGCGTTGTCGAGATCAATGATCCGAACATCGCAAACGTCACGACGCTGGATGCCGTCTTTTTTGACACTCCGATTTCTGTCGACGGCATCATTATCGTCGGCACCTATCCGATAGACTCCATTACCGGGACGACAACCTATACCATCCTCACTACTGGTTCGGGCGCCGCGGGAGTAACAAGCGGGGGCGCGGTTCCGCAATTTGACACGACCTCGGGAAGTTCTACCGTCTTGGTGACGTTTCCCGCGCACGGCTTAGCGGTTGGCGATCGTTTCACCTTTCCAATTGCAACGACGGGTGGCGGCGTAACGATTGTAGGGACATACAAGGCCACCAGCGTTCCGACCGCCGATACCTTTGAGATATCGGCCGACTTGCAGGCGTCATCGACTGCTACGTTTGACATGAATGGTGGTGATGCCGAAATCACCTATCACATCAATCTTGGCCCCACGGCACTCGGCATCGGATACGGTCTAGGTGGTTATGGTGACGGCGGCTACGGCACCGGCATTGTCCCGGCATCTCAAACCGGTAACCCGATTACCACGACGGATTGGACGCTCGATAACTGGGGCGAAATCCTGCTGGCCTGTCCAGCAGGGGGAGGTATCTACTACTGGGAACCGAAGTCAGGATTTCAGAACGCGGCGTTGGTCTCAAGTGGGCCATTGTTCAACGGTGGCATCTTCGTTGCCATGCCGGAACAGATATTGGTCTGCTGGGGTTCGACGGTTGCGATAGGTTCCCAGGTTCAGCAAGACCCGCTGCTGGTTAAATGGTCGGACAGCGAGGACTTCACCAACTTCGCAGTCACCTCGCTAACGCAGGCCGGAAGCTTCCGCATCCCGACCGGTTCGAAGATCATGGGAGGCTTGCAAGGGCCGCAGCAGGCTTTGATTTGGACGGATATAGACCTCTGGGCGATGTCCTATATGGGACCGCCACTAGTCTTCGGCTTCAATAAGATCAGCTCTGGATGTGGCTTGATTGGTCCCCACGCCGCTGCCGTGATGCGCAGCAACGTGTATTGGATGAGTAGCGGGAATTTCTTTCGGCTTTCCGGCGCTGGCGTTACCGAATTGCCGTGCTCGGTCTGGGACGTGATCTTTCAAGACCTCGATGCGGACAATGCTCAAAAGTGCATCGCGGCGCCGAACAGTGCATTCGACGAAATCGTATTCTACTACCCGTCTCTCTCTGGCGGGACGGGGGAATGCGACAAGTACGTCAAGATGAATACCGAAACCGGATCGTGGGATTACGGGTCGTTCGGCCGTAGCGCCTGGACCGATCAGTCAGTGCTGGGTGAGCCGATCGGGACGACACCGCAGGGCTTAGTTTTCCAGCACGAAACGTCTCCGGATGCGGACGGCCAGCCGCTAGTCTCATCCTTCACCAGCGGATGGTTCGTGATCACGGAAGGGCAGTCGTTTGCTTTTGTCGACTGGTTCTTCCCCGACATGAAGTGGGGATATTTCAATGGCGCGCAGAGCGCCAGCGTGCAGGTAACCATTGAGGTTGCCAATTATCCGAACCAGACCACGAAAACCTTTGGGCCGTTTGCGATGAACAGCACCAAGGATTTCGTGAACTGCCGGCTGCGGGGCCGCATGATCCGGTTGACGTTCTCTAGCAGCGACATCGGTTCGTTCTGGAGAGCGGGGAATCTACGTTATCGCGTTGCCATTGACGGACGCCGCTAATGGCAGACGTAGAGAACATCAGCCTGCAAGGCGTCGAGACGCAGCTAAAGCTTGCCAATCAGAATATGTCGCTGTTGATCCGGGCGATCATGGCGGCATTTCCGCAAGCGAGTGCGGCGGTGACGCACACCGCTACGGCTGGCGGCGACACGTTACCCGCCGCTCCATCGGGCTTTCTGAGCATCACGCTTAACGGCGTGGCGTTCAAAGTCCCTCTTTACGATTCTTGATCGCCATGCCGCTCGTTAAGGGTTCATCGCGCAAAGCCGTTTCGACCAACGTAGCGGAGTTGACGCGGAGCGGTCGCCCGCAACGACAGGCCGTCGCCATCGCATTGAAGACAGCCGGGCGTGGCCGCGCTGATGGCGGCTCATCGCCGTATCCGTTGATGGATGACGTGCTACTGCCGCCGCCGCAAAACCCCGCAGCTCCCGCGCCATGGGCCGCAGATATTGTGCGCGGCGTGGCTGGCAAAATCGGCAACATGGTCACGTTGCCGGGTCGGGCCATGCAGCAAGGGATTACGACGGAAGAGGCGGTGCCGTGGGCGGCTGATATGGCGATGGGGATGGTAGGAACGCCGGGAACGCCAATGGGCGCGGTTGGAAGCGGAATAGGCAAAGGCATCCGCGCCTATCACGGCTCGCCGTATGACTTTGATCGGTTTGACTTATCGAAGATCGGGACCGGGGAGGGCGCGCAGAGTTACGGGCATGGTCTCTACTTCGCGGAAAATGAGGGGGTGGCGCGAAGCTATCGAGATAAATTGTCGGCTGATCGAAATATAAAAATAGGCCAAGACGCGCTGCAAAATCCAGGACTCCAGGGCGGAGCGACACGCCAAGCTTACTACACGCTGACGGGTAGCGGCGGCGATATAGATGCCGCCATAAAATCCGCGTCAGGCGCGATGAATGCTGATGAAGTTCAAAACATTTTGCGTGGCTGGAAATCGATCGGAGTGTCGAAAGACCCCGGCCGCATGTACGAGGTCAACATCAACGCGCATCCCGATCAGTTCTTGGATTGGGATAAGCCGCTGGCAGGGCATGGAGCACCGGTAGTTGATCAAGTTAAGAATGCCATGGGCGCTGATTACTACGGGAAATTTGATCCAGCAAAAGCGGAGCGCGTGTGGGGCCAGTTCAGCAATGCGCCGGCCGGAACCGCAATTAAAAATGGGTTCATTGCGTCTGACGACGCGCTGGCTGCATCTCGGCTCCGCGAAGCCGGCATCCCCGGCATCAAGTACCTAGACCAGGGCTCGCGGCCCGATATGGCTGGGTGGCGGCTCAGACAGAACGAAGCGGACGCACTCAAAGCCAAGGGTTCGCCCTATTGGGAAGAGGCGCAAAAACTAGCCGACTCCATCAAACGGAGCCAAACCAGCAATTATGTCCTCTTTGATGACAAGCTAATCGATATCCTAAAAAAGTACGGGATGGCAGCTGCTTCGCCGTTAGCGGCGGCAGCCGCGCAATCTCAATCACCCGGAGAAGAGCATATGTCGCGCGGCGGCTCACCCTATCCGATGCACATGGCCTCTGGCGGCAATCCGCTGCAAGTCCCGTTCGCAGCAAGGGCGGAGGCCCGCGGTCTTGAGCACGCAGGGATGATCCATTCGCCCGTAGCTGGCCGCACCGATAAAATCCCAATGGGCGTGCGTGGCGGTTCCTACGTCTTGCCCGCAGACACCGTGAGTGCAATCGGGCAGGGCAATTCATCGGCTGGCGCCAACGCGCTCAATCGTCTGTTCAAGATGGGCCCCTACGGTTCCGCTCAGGCGCACATTGTCACACCACACCAGGCGCGCGGCATCAGACAGAAATTCGAGGATGGCGGAGTACCGCAAGGTGATCCCGTCGATATCGTTGCGGCGGGCGGCGAGTTTGTGGTTCCGCCGGACAAAGTAGCCGAGCTTGGCGGCGGCGATGTTTCCAAAGGTCACGATGTCCTCGATCATATGGTGAAGCACGTTCGCAGGAAGGCAATCAAAACCCTGCGCAAAATGCCAGCACCAAAGAAAAGATAGCATGACCCATCCCTCTTGCGTTCGACCTGCCGTCCCTGCGGACGAGCCGGAAATCTGGCGCTTGTTCCGATTGGCGCATCATGAAAACGCGCTGCAATCCATGTCGGACCGTAAGGTGCAATACCACCTTGATCGCTTCCTAAATCCGCAAGGCATTCGCCCAGAGGACGCTGGGCCGCGTGGTTTCATCGGAGTAGTCGGCCCTATCGATGCACTCGAAGGCATTGTGATGCTGGCGCTCGGCTCGCCGTGGTTCTCAGAAGACATCACGATGGACGACTGCCTAAACTTCGTTGATCCGGAGCATCGCCGCTCCGATCACGCCAAGGTGTTGCTTGCCTACGCCAAGAACATGACGGACCAAATCCGTCTCTCGCATCCCAAATTTCAAATGACGGTCGGTATTCTTTCAACCGAAAGAACTGCGGCCAAGATCAAGCTTTACGAGCGTCAGAACCTCACGCTTGCGGGTGCGATCTTTGTGTATCCCCCGCCTAATGGCGTCAAACCACTTTCTGCCGGGGAACGTTGATGGGCTCGTTGTGCAATAGCAGCAATGCGACAACCTCGACTTACGCCCCAACTGCGGCGGCGCAATCGACCTATCAAGATATCCTGTCGCGGGCTCAACAGGTCGCCTCGACGCCGTATCAGCCATATACGGGGCAATTGACCGCAGGCCTTACGCCGACACAGCAGGCTGGAATTAACAACACCAATTCTGGCGTTGGCATGGCGGTGCCATACATCAACACGGCGGGGCAATATGCAGCAACGGGCGCCGCCCCGGTTAACAATGTATCATCTAGCGATATCGTAAAATATCTTAGTCCGTATCAGCAGAACGTCATCGACTCTACGATGGCCAATATCAACGAGACCAATGCGCAGCAGCAGCAGCAGGTCAAAGGCAATGCTGCGCTGCAAGGCGCATTGGGTGGCGATCGGGTCGGTGTTGCTCAAGCCGAGCTTGCGCGTCAGCAAGGTTTGGCGAGCAATCAGACCTTGGCCGGATTGCAGAACCAGAATTATACGCAGGCCGTTACGGAAGCTAATTCGCAGCAGCAAAACCAACAGATGAATGCGCAGCGCGCCGCGCAAGGCGCGTTCACGTTCGGCAATCTCGGCACCACGGCACAGAACTCGTGGTTACAGGGCGCGCAGGCCCAGCTTGGCGCCGGCGCCGTCCAGCAGGGCACGCAACAGACCGATCTCAACGCCCAGTATCAGCAATACCTCAATCAACTTGCGTTCCCGTACCAGCAAACCCAGTTCCTGGCCGGTGTCGGCCTTCCCACGGGCGGCGCCATGGGCGGGACGCAGACCACGACGCCGCCCCAGCCCAATCAGTTCAGTCAATATGCCGGGCTTGGCCTGGCAGCGGCGGGGCTATTCCTCAAGCACGGCGGTCGGGTCGGGTACGCGGATGGCGGTGGAGCTCCATTCAACTT